TCAGAGAGTAAAGTTATTATGGCAAAATTTAATACTTGGCTTTGTGGGGAGGTTAAATATAAGCCCTTAGTGTTTTCTAATGACTATGTTAATTATCAAGGGATAGTCATTGGAGGGATTGATTTTGAAGAAGTCATAGAAGGTTTTATAAAGGTTAAATTTAAATTTAGTTGCAAGGAGGCGAATTTATGATAGCTACTTTGTGGGATAAGACAGGAAAAATTAAAATTGGAGATTTAGAGTTTATTCTAGATAAAGGTAAAAAAGTTTTAGAAGAAAGAAATGGTATATTTGAACTTATATTTGATTATCCTAACGGATACCCACTTGCTGACCGGATAATTGAAGAGAATATTGTAAAAGTAAAGCCAAATGACGATCAAGAACTTCAATCATTTAGAATATATAATACTAAAAAGATTATAAGCAGCATTATAACTGTATATGCAAGACATGAAAGTTTTGACTTAGCAAATGACCATGTTGAAAAGGTTAGCTTAATAAATGCAAGTTGTGAATATGCTTTAAATACTTTATTTAGAAATTCACACTTTAGTAAAGACTTTATAGGATATTCAGATATAATAAACGCTCAAGACTTTAAGGTTGAAAATGTCAATGTATTAAATGCTATAGCAGGGAAAGAAGGAAGTATTATTGATACATACGGCACAGGGGCTGAAATACTAAGGGATGGCAAAAACATTCACGTTCTTAATAAAAGAGGTCATGATAATGGGGTTACTATTGAGTATGGTAAGAATTTGACAGGATTTGAACTTAATGTTGATTTGACTGGCTTAGAAACTCGATGTGGTGGATTTGCTAAGTATAGAAATACTGGGGCGCTTAAGAATACTTTGGAAAACTTAACTTTGTACAAAAATCAAAAGAACTATGATAACAACGAAAAAGGTTATATGTTTATAGGTTCTATTATGAATGGTGAAGTTATTGAAAGAGGTCAAACTGTACCAATACGTGTATATGGTCAAAACTATGACTTTAAGCTTAGGCATCTAGACCCAATTATAGGGACTGATGATGTGCCACTTGATACTGAAATAAACCTAGTTTCAAGTATAGACGACCTTAAAATATGGGCGGTGTGGGTTGATATTTCATCTACTACTAACTGGAAAGCTTTATATATTGATGAAGATGTACAGGCGGATGTTAAAAGAATGGATTGGACTTGGGGTAGAAACCATTTTATATTAGGAACTTTTAAAATGAGTGCAAACAAGGAAGGCAAATATATCTCTAGTGGAAGTATATCGCAAAGCCCTAAAAATAGCCCAATAAGACCAGAGGAAGAGGAAAACGATGAGGTAGTTGTATATAGCGACTGGATTGACTCGCCTTTTATAGATAATTTTTCACATCCTTACATAAATACTCAAGGCAGAAGGGATTATTCAAATAAGTTTAAAGACGGTGAAATCCCTACAAAAGAAAAATTAAATAGATTATGTGCTGATGAATTTAAGATAAACAAAAGAGATATTCCAGCATCCAATTATAAAATAAACTTTATACCGCTAAGTAAATGTGTAGGATATGAAAATATAGAGGATAAAATAAGCCTTTGTGATACAGTTACAATAATAGATCCACGTTTTAATATAAACACTAAAGCTAAGGTTATAAAATATGAATATGACTTTATAAAAGAAAGATATATAAGTATGGAGCTCGGAGAACCTAGAACTACATTAGGGGATATTATCGGAGGCGGTAAGCCTGGGCAAGGTCCGCCAGGAAAAGACGGTAAAGACGGAGTCGATGGGAGTATAGAAGATTTTCCAGATACTTTACCAGATGCTCCGGTATTAACCGCTAGTGTAAAGGGATTTGCTAGTATAGAATTAAGCTGGACTTATGAAAATAAATTATATTATACATATGAATTATATGCTTCTAAAACTAAAGATTTTAAACCTAATACATTTGATTTAATACATGAAGGGAAATCATCAAGTTTTTTATTTTCAGCTAAACCAGGTGAAACTTGGTATTTTAGGGTATGTGCTAAAAATACATATGGAAACCGCACTGAGTTTAGCGAACAAGTAACTGTTACAACTAGAAAGGCTGATAGTTTTGGTCAGTATTTTTCTAACTTAGCAGTTGATGATTTAGTAACAAAAATGTTTACAGCTGAATATATGGATGCGGGAATAGTTAAAGGTCACTGGATAGATGGTAGAAATCTAAGTGTTACAGATGGAAACGGGCGAAGAACTTTAGATATAAATAGTTTTGGTAAAGTAGTACTTCAGCCTTCATCTATGAAAGTTTTGATAGATGATAAAGTTGAATTCTTAAGTAGTGATGGGATTCGTAACATGGCTTTATACGGTGGACAAATGTGTGCTTATAACAGTTTAAATAACAAGTTTTTAGGGACTGCAGGAGCTATAATCGCTGATAATTATGGTATATACGGTTCAGGATTCCTTTTATCAAAACATTGCAATCACTTTCTAATCGGGCGTGATGCTCAATGGGATGATATTTACACTAATAGAGCTCCTAAGCCTAATTACTATTTTGATATAGACTTTGATAATTTCCAAATTAAGTTAGGGTTGGCATTATTAACGGGTGATGTGAATTTAAGAGGAAATTCGCTGTATGATGCAGAAACAGGATACATCAAAGACTGGTATGGCTTCGGATGGAGATTGCACGAAGATGGTCACCAATTAATGTACGCTAACGGTCACAGGATTAAATTTAATGTGCCAGTGTCTTTTGATGGTAACCAATTGATGAACCCTACGTTATACACTGATAGATTATACTTTACCAATGGACATTTAGCATTCCAGCAATCACCAGGTACAGCAAATGTAATGTCAAATGGTTGCCACTGGGATTTTAACGGAATGGATTTAGTAAACGCTAGAATTATAGGGTCTTATATGGGCTTAGAGGTCGCTAACAATCCAGTAGCTAGGGCTTACGGTGAAAAACAAAGTGTATTCGATGAAATAGAGGTTATTGAGCCGATGGCTAGATCCTTTGATAGTATTGGAACTCTTGACGTATCTAATGTATCGGATAAATCTTCTATAATGCTAGATGAAAACAATGCAGATCATGGAAAGTTAATAACTATGCTTATAAAAGAGGTTAAAGACTTAAAAGCTGAAATCAAAAGATTAAAGGAAGGTGTATAAATGCTAAATAGAAATTATAATTTAA